TCCAAAAGGAGATACAAATGTCTGAAGAGACAAATCAACCCGTTGACTTGGAAGCTTTTGCTAAAAAAGTAGCTGAGGAAACTGCTGCTAAAATTGCAATGAAGCAAGCCGAGCAAAAAGCAGCCGAAGAGGCTGTACAAAAAGAAGTTGCTGAGAAAGCCGCTGTAGAAGCAGAAGCTAAAGCAGAGCAGGACAAGCAAGTTCAATCAGCAATTGTAACTGGCATAGAGTCAGGTGCAGAACGCCTCATGGCTGACGTCGAATCTAAAATGTCTGAAAAGGACGCTCAAATCGATGAAATCATGAAGCAACACGAAGCAGACCTCAAAGAGAAATCTGATGAGATCGCTAAAATGCGTGATTCCAAGCGTGTTTTTGAAAACCGTGGCGGAAGTGATATTACTAAGTGGGGCAAAGACCTCCTTGGTGCTCACATTCTTGGAAAGATTGTTCGTAAAGGTTGGGATACTGCCTACGGTCAAGATATCTTGCAGAAAGCTGGCGTAACTTATGACGCTACTTCCGCTGCTGGTATTGACGTAAGTGTTTCTCAGGCATTCGAAGAAGAAGTACGTTTGGCGCAGAAAGTTGCTCCTCTCTTCCGAGAAATCCAAGTGGCTTCAGGCGCAACGGTACTGCCGATCGCTCCTGACACCGAGAACGCAAACTGGAATAACACCGGTCTTGAGACTGCTGCTAACCTTCTGGAAGAGTCAGGTGCAACGGATAACAACTATAATGTTAACCGAGTATTGCTCCAAGCTTTCCGTTTGGTTTCTGGTACATTCATCGCGAATGACACAGACGAGCAAGTAGTTATCAGCATGTTGCCGATTATTACTTCCGCTATCGCACGAGCACACGCAAAAGCAATTGATGCAGCTATCATGAACGGTAACTCTTCTTTTGTTGGTCTTGTAGGTGGAGCTGGTACTGACGGCGCTGGATCATTTATGGCAGCAGATTCTGCTCTCGTAACTGACCCTGATGCATCTGGTACTTCTGATGCGATCACAGGTGCTAACCTGTTGTCAATCCGTTCAGAGATGGGCAAGTACGGCATGAATCCTGCTGATGTAGCATACATCGTTGGAATTGACCAGTACTACAACCTCATCGCTGATGCAGCCTTCTCTGATGTTTCAGAAGTTGGTTCAGATACAGCAATGAAGCTTGTTGGTGCTGTTGGAAGCATTTACGGTTCACCCGTAATCGCTACTGACGCATTGGCTCAAGGTACTAAGGAAGCTGGAGCTTTCACAGGTACCGCAGCTGCTGCTGTTAACGTACGAAACTATGTTATCCCCCGACTGAAGGGTGTTAGCATCGAGACTGACTACGAAGTAGCTGGTCAGCGCACGGCTATCGTTGCCGCTCAATCACTCGGATTTAACGAGTTGGTTGCTGGCGTAACAAACAACGAGCCTGCAGTACGAATCGAGTATCAGTAATCGATACTACTGATTATTTCGGTAATCATGGAAACTGGGGGAGGGTATCCTCCCCTAAGTTTTTACTAATTGACTTATGGCTGATTTAATAACATTACAAGAGTACAAAACGGCAGAGGGAATAACTCAGCCTAAGGATGATGCTCGTCTGAATGTATTAATACCTTCAGTAAGCCAATTAGTAAAATCTTATTGCGGTAATAGTTTTGTAGACTATTATTCCAGCAACAAAACGGAAACTTTCACTATTGATTGGAGCACTCATGTTGTCCAGTTAACAGAGAGCCCTGTAAATACTATAGTAAGCGTACAAGAAGCTCAGTCTTATGGGGGCGATTATAATACCCTTACTACTGGGGCGCAACAATATGCACTGAGTACAAAAACTGATTGTATTTATAGAACTACAACTTCGGGATATAAAGACTGGCCGATAGGAGTAGATACAGTGAAGGTAGTATACACAGCAGGGTACAGTACAATACCAGGAGACTTAAAACTTTCAGTTCTTGACTTAGTTACTTACTATTTGAAAGATGAGCACAAGTTAAGACAGTCTATAGCAGGTGCTAGTTTACAAAACCAAGGCAGCTCTACACAACAGAACAATGTTGGATTTCCTGACCACATTAAGCGAGTCTTAGACTTGTACAGAAACTTTTAATGGCAGCGGGAGATTTAGCAAAATTAACCAAAACTCTGAATGATAGAATGGTGCAGAGTTCTGCTGTATATAGAAAAGAAATAGCAAATAAAGAAGCTCATTACATAACTATAGACCAAAAGCTAATAGAAAGAGAAATTAGAGCAGAGATGGAAGCCCGTGGGGCTACTAACAGTAAGGGTGAGCTAGCACAGAGTATAGAGGATATAATAACTGCTCAAGTGCCTGTTATGTGTAATGGTATATATAATGATATTAAGAGTTATAATTCTTCAGGATTAAGGCGTACTGCAGTATCTAAACTTATTGGTACCCCTAAGAAATTTACTTTCGTTTTAGCACAGGCTACGAAAGGGGGTTCTACAAGTGTATTTAACGCATTTAGAAGAATAAAAAATAAGAATCAACGTACTCTAATAACGAAGATAAAAGCACAAATTAAGAAGTTAAATAGTGGTAGAACGGCTAGTCAAATACAAGAGCCAACTAGTAATTTTTTAGATATAGGGCACGCAGGAGGCTCCTCTATAGCAGAACAAAAGAAAAAATCTGTAGAGGCTGCTTTATTTCAGTTTGGAACCAATCTTAATACGGAGGCTAAAAAGATATTAAAAACTTTAGTATCTGAACTTGGAGTTAATGTAGTATCCCACACAGGAAAAGAGCCTCGAGTATTATCAGTATCTATAGAAAGCAGTAGGTTAAACAAATTAAAAGGTTCCAGGGAAGAGAAGCAAATTGTAGTTGATCTTAATAAAGATTTACAGACATTATTAGAAGCACTTGGGGGCGAATTTTGGCTAAATCAAGAAAGCTCTGACTCCAAAAAACAACAAATAGTAAAAAGTATTTTAAACCCTTTTGCAATTATTGCGGCTAAGTCTCCATTTGTAAAAACAACATTTAGAACAAGCAAGGTAAAGAAAGGCACCTCAAGTTCAAAAGGTAAAAAGATAAAACCGGGTGTGAGAAGGGCAAAACCTTTTATTGATACTGGTAAAGCGGATACTGGAATAGCACATACTGATAATAAGCGTAGTTTGTTCTCTGTTATTGCTTTAATAAATAAAGAATTGCCTAGTACGGTACGAAAGAATATGGGGGCTCCTAGGCTGGAAAATAGAACAGGTAAATTTGCAGCAAGTGTAAAATTACAGGATGTAATTTCTACTCCTAAAGGTTACCCCAGTTTTGGGTATACTTACGAGAAAGATCCTTATCAAGTATTTGAAGTCGGTACAGGTAAGACTCCTTGGGCAAACAGTAATCGAGACCCAAGAAAACTCATAGATGCTTCTATACGAGAAATAGCAACACAAATGGCAATAGGCAGATTCTATACTAGGAGACTATAATGGCTAATGAAAGACTATACACCTCTAGACGAGGCGGTATAACAGGAGCACTAGCCGACGCAATAAGCAAGATAGATGGACGAGGTTTGTATTATCAAGCTGTAGCAGAAACAAGCCCTAGACTTAAGTTCTGGGATGAAATAGAAGAATTTCCTGCCGTTCATTTAAATGCGGGTAGTGAAAGTAGAGCATACCAAGGTGGAGGCCATAAAGATAGATTTTTAAATATAACAGTAAGATGTTATGTAAATCAAGAAGATTCTGTAGGTGCTTTGGACGAGCTATTAGAAGATGTAGAGACTGTTCTTGAAGAAAATAGTAGATTAAAATACCATGATAGAAATGGTTTAGAACAATTTACACAACAAATCACAGTTATTAGTATAGATACTGATGAAGGTGCGTTAGACCCTCTTGGAGTCGGTGAGATTTTAATAGAGGTTCGTTATTAGAAAATACGGGCAAGAACAAACGTTCACGACCCAGTCTTTTCAGGTTCATAGGAGATAATCTATGGCACAACAATTATATTTCAGTCGTGATACGAGAATGTTTGTACAGTTTCGTAACCCTGCTGATAATACCGAAGCAGCTACAAAGCTGGGAGCAGGTACGGTTTGGGAAATTCCAGTTTTAGATGGCTATAGTTTTTCTCAAACTACCAACACCTCCGAAATAACACTTGCGGAAATGGAAAGTACCGCAGGTATAAGCAGACGTGGTCGTCGTATGTTTACAGACTCTTTGGCACCTGCCGAATGGTCTTTTTCAACATATATTCGTCCTTTCAAATCAAAAGCAGGTAGTGCAACACCTACAGGTACTGTTGCAGCCGATAGTGCTGCAGAGACGCACGCGGTAGAGGAGGTCTTCTGGGCAGCTATGTTTGGCGCAGATACTTACAGTACTACTGGTGGTTTTACAAGAGCAACTAACCCTGCGGTAAGCGGTGGAGCAGTTGTTACTCCTGCAGCCGAAAGTTCTGTAATTAGTATTGCAGAGTCTAACAGAGCAGCAATGACAGGTTTCACTATCTTCTTTATGATTGATACTGCAACTTCAAATCCTCTTGTATACCGTTTGCCAGAATCAGTTGTTAACGAAGTTAGTGTAGACTTTGACGTTGATGGTATTGCTATGTTGAACTGGTCTGGAATGGCAAAAGAAATTCAAGATATTTCAGGAAACGTAAAAACAGGTACTTCTGCACCAGCTTATGATGCTACAACTGTTGATGGAAGTACCATCGTTCTTGGCGATATCTTTATTGATACAGATAACGCTGCTGGTCGACAGTTCAATCTTGTCAGTACGGTTCCCGGAAGCGGCAACGTTTCTGTAACTGCTGCTATTGATGAAGGAACTACGAGTACAAAGAACTTTATTCGAAATCGACTGACTTCTGTATCTATTGAAGCAGCGGATGCTACGGATAAAATTACAACTATTTTCCCAGGCTCTTATGCTTCTATTACAGGACTTACTAAAGCTAACCCCGCTGTTGCAACAGCAGCAGCTCACGGGTTCGCAGTAGGAGATGTAGTATATGTTACAGGTACCTGTGCTATAACGACAAGTAGTGTAGACGTTCTTCAGAATATTGCGCATACTATTACTGCGGTATCTACAGACACCTTTACTATTGGTGCTCTGAATACTTCAAGCTCCTCAGGTACATTTAGTGCCTCTAGCTTGGTAGCTGCAAATGGTAAGTACAGTCTTGTTCTAACAGGCGGAAGTTTCACTGTTGGTAACAATATTAGTTACCTTGTACCGGAAGAATTGGGTGCAATTAACAAGCCGCTCGAACACGTAACAGGAAACCGAGCTGCTACAGGTAATGCAACTTGTTACTTAACGTTAGAAGACGCTGACCTTACAGCAGGTACCTCAAGGCAGTTCTTTAACGACCTTGTAAGTACTGGTGCAATGTCAAAAGTTGTGAACAAATTTATAGTAACAATGCACATTGGTGGTTCTACTGCTACAGGTAACAATACTGACCCTGCATTGAAAATTGCGTTCCCAACTGCACACATTGAAGTACCCACACACTCTATTGAGGATGTTATTTCAATGGAAACAAACTTTACTGCACTTCCAACAGACTTTGGAGCAGCTAATGAAATTAGTGCAATTACCTACTACCCTGTAGACGATTACGCTTAATAATGAAAAGGGGCTCCGGCCCCTTTTTTCACTCACCCCCGCAAAAATAATACTTGACATTTCTTGTCTTATATCGTATAATTTAGTTTTAAAAATAAGGATTTAATCATGGCAGAGGCTGCTACTACAAAAAAAGAACCCGTACCTTTAAAAAGTCTTATGACTTCTAGTAAAACAGTAACAATGGACTACCCTGGGTATGAAAATTTCACTATTGATATTTGTCATCTTGCAAGAGAAGGGCTCCTTAAATTAAGAAAAAAATGTTTAACTAGTAAATGGGATAAGAAGTCCAGACAGCCTGTAGAACAATTGGATGATGATAAATTTCTTCAAGAATATAGTAAAGCAGTTATAAAAGGATGGAAAGGTTTAAAGTATTCATACTTAGAAGAGCTTCTTTTGGTGGATATCTCACACCTGGATCCTGATGATTGTTTACCTTATACTGCCGACAATGCTGAAACTCTTATGCAAAATGGGTCTGATTTTGACTCTTGGGTAACAGAGGCAGTTGGTGATCTTGAAAATTTTACGAGGAACAAGTAGCAGAGATACATAAACTACTTGATAGATATGTAAACGAAACTTCTGTTATTGATGTAGAAAAATATTTACTTATCTGTGAACAATTAGGCGAAGAGCCAGATCCTAAAAGAATGCCACTTGAAATCTCTGTTTTTCCAGAGGAAGTTCAAATGGCATTTTTTATATCTGATTTTGTTTCAGAAAAATGGGATGGTATGTCAGGTACTTATATGGGCAAGAACTGGACAGAGACGACTCAGTTATTTGATTTATATGAAGTAGAGGATAGAAAGGAAGTTTTGTACTTTATGAAAGTATATGATTCTTTAGTTCAACGAAAACGTATGGCAGACCAGAAAAGAAAGGAGTCCCGAAACAAACAAAAAGGCGGTGAGGGTACAACATACACCCATAATATACAAGGATAATGGCAAAAGATAAGGTAACAGTAGACGTAAATGTAGACGATAAAGGTACCACTAAAAAAGTGGGGCTTAGTGCTAAGGAAACGGCTGGTTCCTTAGATAACATGGGTAGAAGTGCTCAGACTACGGACCGTAGACTTAAAGGCGCTGCTCAAACCTCTGCAAATTCTACTAAAAACAATGCAAAAATGATGCAAAGTATATCAGGGGGCCTTGTCCCTGCTTATGCAACTCTTGCAGCTAATATATTTGCATTAACTGCGGCTTTTAACTTTTTCAAGAGAGCTGCAGATGTCTCTAACCTACAAAAAAGCCAAACTTCTTTCGCAGCTAGTACAGGTGTTGCTATGAGGACTCTAACTAATCGTCTTCAAGAAGCCTCTGGAGGCATGTTAGGATTCAAAGAAGCTGCCAAAGCCACTGCAATTGGAGTTGCTAAAGGATTCTCTGGTAAGCAAATGGAAGACTTAGCGATAGGAGCAAAAAAAGCTTCTGCAGCGTTGGGAGTTGGGTTTGAAGATGCCTTTGACCGTCTTGTACGAGGTGCCTCAAAAGCAGAGCCTGAACTTTTAGATGAATTAGGTATTACTTTAAGACTTGAAGAAGCTACAAAAAGATATGGTGAGGCTATCGGTAAGAAAGCCAAGGATTTAACTACATTTGAAAGAAGCCAGGCAGTATTATTAGAAACTCAACGTCAGTTAGACGAGCAATTTGGAAATACTGATGCTCCTGATAATCAATTTGTAAAACTACAAAAAACTTTCGAAGAAATAATTAGACAAATTACAGATACTTTTCTTCCTGCCTTCAACCAACTAGCAGGCTTTTTAGCAAGTAATGCAAAAGCTGCCGCAGCAGTTTTTGGTTTAATTGCTTTATCAATAGTTTCTGCTATACCTGGAGTAAAAGAACTCGCCCAGAAAGTAACAGCTTTTGGAGAGGGCTCAAGTGCTTCATTAGGAGATGCTATAGACGATTGGCAGAAGTATAGGGCAGAGTTAGAGAATACTAGTAAAACCTTAGAAGAGATTAGACAGAAAGCAACTAAGAAAACTGTAGGAATTGCAAAGCAGTTAGTAGACTCTGGTAATAAAAGCAAGATCGTAGGAAAGTTAGCAAAAGGAGAGGACTTAAGTAAGAGGGATAAAAACCAATTACAAAAGGCACTAGATAGAGCAGAGAAACAATATAAGAAACACGGAAAAGTTGTAACAGGTATATTTAAAGGAGAGGATATTAAACGTTTCAAGCATTTTAAGAGCTCCTTTGAACAGATGAATAGAGAGACAAAAACAGCTGGGCAGCGATTTAAAGATTTTATAGGTTTAATGAAAAGGGGCTCAAAGATAGGCGGAAAAGCTATAGTGGCAGGTATTGTAGCCCCTTACAGACTTGCGGCGAAAGCAGCTAGAGGAGCCGCTAAAGCTATTTCTATGGTCGGAAAAGCAACGGTAGTGTTAGCTGTTGTAGGGTCTATACTAAAAGGGCTACAAGCACTGTCAGAAGCGCCTGCAACAGCTGTAAATAATTTTATATCAATGGTATCCAGTCTTGCCAAAGCCTTACAGTGGGCTTTAAACGTAGTAGCTAAAGGAATAAACGCTTTAGCAACTAAACTTCCAGACTGGGTGAAAAGGATGCTTGGTATTGACAAGGGTGCTGAGCTAATAACTCCTTTTACTTTTGGTGACGACGCACAGGCGCAGTTAGAAAAAGTAGCAAACGCCTTACTTCCTATGAAAGAATGGGCTGAGGATGAAGCGGAGGCCGAAAAGTTAAAGGTAATCAATACGGGTATTCAGGAAATTAGTGAAAATGCTGTAATGGCAGGACAGGATCTTAAAGATGCTTTAGCAGGTATAGAATTAACAGATAATGCAGCTAAAAAAGCGGTAATAAGAGCAACAGCTTTAAGTACTCTTGCAATATCAGATCAGATAAGAGATGCTATAGACTCTCAATACAACAAAGAACAACAACAGCAGAATCTAGAAAATATAATAAAGGGAATGGATGAGGCACAGTTAGAAGTGCTCGCTCCTGGGATAGTAAAAGCCATTAAAGAAGGAAACCTTAAAGAAATAGACAGCTTACAGATATCAGCATCGGATTTTGTAGCTAAAACTCTATCCTTTAAGGATGTAATGAAAAATCTGTCTCAGGTACAGGGTAAGACAGCGGAACAGCGTTTAGAGTTTTTAGAAAGTATTGTTGAGCAAGGAACTGCGTTAATTGAAACTGGAGAAGCCACTGGTAGAGCTACAGATGCGCAGGAAAAAATGAATGCAGAATTTGAAAATCGTGGAGGTTTAGAAGCCTATACAGAGGCACTACGTATTCACGTAGAGAAATTAAGAGACATTAAGTTAGAGATGGACGCAATAGAGCTGAGGAAGAAGCAAAATGAAGCTAGTTACATGCCTAAAGGTTTTACAAAGTTTCTTAATGATCAAGAGTCTATAAGACTAGCAGAGAAAAAACATGAAGAAAATCTACTTAGGTTGGCAGAAGCTAAAACAAATTTAGAAAACTTCGACGAAGATAAATACAAAGACCCTAATAAAGCCTTGGAAGATTTTAGAACAGCAGAAGATAACCAGCAGAAATTAACCGATCTAAGTTCTGCTGCTTTAGACCAGACTAAAAAAGATTTAAGTTTTATCGGACGCGCAACTACTGTTGTTTCAGACACAATGTATGAAGGCTTCACAAATGCTTTCGATGGACTAATTCAAGGAACTTTGGATGCTAAGCAAGCCTTTGCATCGATGGCGAAGAGTATTTTATCTGCTCTATCTCGAATTATAGCAGAAATGTTAGTTGCTAAAGCAGTATCCTCTTTTATGAGTGCCTTCGCCGGTGGAGTTGGTGATGCAGGGCCACCTGGTATTGATATTACTGCTAATGCAGATACATACGCAGGATATGCAAGGTACGGCGGGATACTTAATGCCTCCGGCATGGTTGAAGGTTACTCGCAAGGAGGCGTAGCAAGAGGCAGAGATGCAGGATATGGAGCAGTATTGCATGGCACAGAAGCTGTAGTACCTTTACCTAATAACCGATCAATTCCTGTAGATATGGTCGGGGGCAGTAGTGGCACCCAAAATAATGTATCTATTAGTGTAACCATGGATAACAGCGGTAATAAGTCAGAATCTTCTTCAAACAGTATGATGGGTGAAAATTTGGGGCAGGCAATTTCTCAGGCAGTACAAGAAGAATTGCAATATCAAAAGAGGTCAGGCGGAATATTAAATCCGTATGGAGTATCATAATGGCAATTGGATTCATAGTAACAAATATTACTGATAAAGTTTTGCCTGATAAAACTTTAGCTATGTCTTCTAAACCGAATGTACTAGTTGCTAAATTCGGCGATGGGTATCAACAAAGGATAGCATCTGGACTAAATTCTATAGAAGAGAGCTTTTCCGTTGCGTTTCAGAATCGACCAAAAGTAGAAGCAGATGATATAGAAGCATTTTTTAGTGCAAAAAAAGGTGTAACCTCTTTCGCCTTTACTTATCCTGATACTAACTCTACATCGGCAGCTACAGCCGTTACTAGTGGATCTCCGGGGTCTACAACAAATATTACATTAACTTCTTCAACTAATAACTTAAATATATCCCCAGGAGCTACAGTAACAGGTCAAAGTGTAACTGTAGTTAGTATTTCAGGTACGGCATTAGTATTAAGTGGGGCAAGAACGATATCGTCAGGAACTACTTTAAGCTTTGTTAACCCTAACGAACGAGAAGTGAAAGTAATTTGTCCAAGTTGGAATGTTACTTTTTCCAATTCTGACCATTATAATGTAAGTGGAACCTTT